CTAACGATTGCTCTCAGCATAGCTCTAGTTCTCTCTTGCTCGATAGGTGGGAACCAAGGGACCAACAGTCTCGAAGGTGAGGTGGTCGACCTTGGTTGCCTTGAGCAACCACCTCAGCAACACAACTACACACACAGCTCTTGACTGGTACTATAGTCGACTAAGGTCAGCTCTAGGCGTTCTTTGGTTCTCTATTGATTGGTGTTATCAAGGAGGATGTTTCTTGGGTCATCTAATAGCACTCAAGCTCTTGGGCTTTGGTCGACTATTAGTACTCCCGCGGCGCTATTGGCTCCGCTTCCCCTTCTATAGAGTGACAGAAGCCCCCTTAGTGCAGAAAGTTTGGCTCAGAGTGCAAATAGTTCTTGCGAGGGACTACGATTTGATTCATAGAGGATACACGGAGGCCGAAGGCGTCACGTTAAGTTAGTGGGCGACAGGCCGCAAGGTGTGGCAGGGGACTGTAACTCCCCCTGTGTTAAACCAAGCGGCAACAATCGCAGAACACCACCAACCATTCGTGTGACTTCAGCACTCCTTAACACAAAGGAGACTGATCGAATGACTAAAGCAACAGACCAAGCACTCACATCCATCGCATCCCTTGTCATTGGCATGATGGAAGACCACGGAGCCAACTGGACCAAACCGTGGAAGGATGCAGTTCGCCGGGCAGGTGATCCAATCAGCGCTAAGAAACGTGTTTACACTGGCATCAACCGTTTAAACCTTGGCCTTATACTAGCAGTCAAAGGCTTCAACTCCCCGGTCTTTGGCACATACAAGCAATGGCAGTCTTTAGGTGCTCAGGTAACTAAGGGACAAGCAGGCTTCAAAGTCATCTTCTTCACACCCTTCAAGGTATCTGATGCAGCTACAGGCAAAGACAAGTTTGTTCCGTGCTTCAAGGCCTTCACTGTGTTCAATGCTGACCAAGTAGAGAATTGGGACGGCAGCTGGATCGAGGAAGACGATGCAGAGGATGTGCAGCAGTGGAATGATGTAGCCACAGCAGACGCTCTCATTGATGCAGTAGGTGCAGACATCCGCTACCTCAACCAAAACCGTGCATTCTACAGCCCATCCGAAGACTTCATTGCACTACCTTTACGTCAGCAGTTCAAAGATGACAGTGGCTTCTATGGCACTGCATTCCACGAGCTGGTGCATTGGACTGGCCACGAGACACGCGAGGCGCGGAGCTTTGGTGTTCGCTTTGGCTCCGATGATTATGCCTTCGAGGAACTGATTGCAGAGCTAGGTGCTGCTATGCTGTCAAACGTCACACAGGTAGACGCTACACCACGCGAAGACCATGCCATGTACCTCAACAACTGGATCAAGTGTCTCAAGGATAACCCCAAGGCAATCAGCAAGGCAGCAAGCCTAGCAGAGAAGGCAGTCAAGTTTGTGACCAATGCAGCAGCCCCTGCAAGTGTGGAGGTGTCAGCATGAGACAGGCCATCGAAATCATTGGTGAACTGATCGCAGTCGTGTGTATCTTCACTGTCCCCCTTCTTCTCTTGTTCCTGTGAGCCCAGCAGCGGCCAGCGTACCCCTCGAAGCGCTGGCCATCTCGTGGGCTCACCACGGTAACAACTGAACAGACAGGAGAATGACTGATGTACATCCAGCAACCACAGACAACAGAAGACGCCTTAAAGCTGGCTCTCTTCCTAGCGATCACAGCGCCCACAGACGAGAAGGCCACGGACTGCATGAACATGGCTCATAGCTTCGCTGAGTGTCTTAGTGATGGTGCAATCGAAGTGGCAATGGCTAAGGCGCAAGTGATGGCCACAGCCCAGCGCAAAGAGGAGGCAGCAGATGCTTGATGACACCCTCGAAAACATCCTCAGAGAAATTGGTGTTGTGGCCAAGCCCTCGCCTCTTGAGGCAAAGCTAGTCGAACAAGACCAGCGCACCCTCTACCTCAGCCCCAATTACTTCAATGAGCCTTTGCGTGACGAGTTCGGGGAGGTGTGTTTCTGATGGCAACCTTCCTACAATTCGCACAAGCTGAGGCCCCTAGACTATGGCACGGCCAGCACCTCAAACGCTCCCTAACTAAGGCCGCTGCATTTGCGGCCTTTAGCGACCACCAGACGCGCGAAATCTCTGGCTATAGGCCCAGCCATATCCACGACTTCTTTGACGCTGTGCAGGCCTCTCGTGGGCTCTCAGATGCCACTGTGAACCGTTATGCAGCTATGCTCACAAAGGTCTTCGCTCAGGCAGTCAAAGAGGAGCTAATCACACACGTTCCGAAGTTCACTTGGAGGCGCACAGGTCAAGCTGCAAGGCCCCTGTACTTCACACCTGAGCAGCTCGAAGCCATGTGTGCATACTTCCACGATGAACATCCTCAGTGGTGGATGCGACACATGATAACCATTGGAAGTCAAACGGGAATGCGTAGAGGAGAGATACTGAGTATCAAAAAGAGCCTCATCACTAATGACTCCGATGGGAACTTATGGTTGCATTTACCCCTAACTAAGAACGGAAGTGAGCGATTCGTCCCGCTGAACAGGCAGGTTATGCAGGCCATAGAGGCCTTAGACTACGATGTGTCAAAGCACTTTGATGAGCACGCCTTCTACAGGTCTTGGGACCACATGCGTCACAAGATCTTAGGCAACCACAAAGGCTATGTGTTTCACACTTTGAGGCACACAGCCGCCACTCGTCTAGCTAATGAGCACAAGGCCAACACAGCAGTCATTGGCATGCTGTTAGGCCACCGCTGCGACACTACAACACGCAAATACATTAAGGCACAGCCAGCTGCACTTCAGCTGTTGGCTAGGCAACTTCAAGCATAGGAAATAAGCAAAAGACCCTTCTGTCCCCCTATCAGAGGACCAGAGGGCAAAGGAGGCACAAGAGTGACTAACAGAGAAATAGTGAGCACGGTTGCGGGGGTTTCTCCGTCAGATTGGCCAAACAGTCAAAGAGGCCCAACAGATGCCCCCAGTGTAAACCTAATAGACCTCGAAGAAGGAGATGGGTTTGTTACTGACGGCGATGAGGTAAACAGGCAAGACTTTACAAATAGGGCCTATGAGCAGACGATGAGGGTCGAGGGCCGCGACAAGTTCAAAGAGAACACAGAAGGCCAGACTAGAGTTGACCACAGCCCCTCCCACTTCAATGCACTTGTGGAAGCTCTTCCCAAAGTATCCCTAGAAATCCAGAAGGCACTAAAGGAGGCCAAGAGGTCTAAAGGCAGGGTGCCTGATTGGGTGTTGGAGTTGTCTACCTTAGACACTGATGTCATGGCATACATTGGCCTTTTGTGTTGTTTCAATGCGTCACTGAAAGAGGACAGCAACACTGTGACTGTGGTCACTCAAGCCATTGGTCAACACATTGAGCAAGAGCTTCTCAAAGTAGAACTCAAAGCTGAGGACAAAGAGAAGCACAGGCGTGATGTGGAGCTTGCAGCCGCCGCAGGTCTTGAGCGTCCAAAGCCCCAGAATACGAACAAGCGATTGGTCGAACAAGTGACCAAAGCACACAACAGCCGTGAGCATCGCTTAAAGTCTCTTCGCATCATTACTCAGAAGAATGGCTTTAGCTCTCTGAACTTTGGAACAGCAAAGACAAAGGATGCTCTGGCAAAGCGTAAGCTGCGTAGAGTTAAACTAGCTGCACCAATTCTTTCCAGTGTACTGAAAGCAGGCGGGGTGTTTGACCGTGAGCATGAGTACGTCAGCAAGAACAACAGCAAGTCAGTCATTTGTTTGACTGATGAAGCATTTGCAGCCATGGAAGCCAATGCAGAGCGCATGGCGTGGATGTCTCCTATCTTCAAGCCCATGCTGGCACCACCGCAGCCTTGGTCAGCCTTCGACACTGGGTGTTACCATGATGCAGACCTTGCCTCTATGGTGCCTTTGATCAAGAAGGCATCCCACAGCCAACGTGAGGCCGTTACACATCAGCTCTCACATGGTGTTATGCCAAGGTGGGTCAGAGCACTTAACGCACTTCAAGCAACGCCGCTGTCAATCAATGAGCAAGTGCTGGAAGCAGTGGAGTGGTGCTGGGACACAAAGCAACAAGGGCTCAACAAGTTCCCACGACACTCACTACCAGAGCGGCCAAGGTTGCCAGCAGATTGGCAGGTGCTGCCGAAGGAGAAGGTAGCAGCCATGAAGGCAGAGGTGCGCAAGCACATCAAGCTCTCAATGCGTGTCAAAGGTGCTGCCGTGGTCATGGAGCAAGACTTACAGACTGCCCGTGAGCTGATAGCTTACGAGACTGAGGGCTTCTACATTCCGTGGCAAGTAGACTTCCGTGGTCGCATGTATCCTGTCAGCAACTTTAGCTACCACCGCGACAGCCACTTAAAGGCCCTCTTTTGCTACAAGCGTGGCTACTTGGTCGAAGGAAACAATGCCTACTGGCTGAAGGTTCACTTAGCCAACTGCGGTGACTTCGACAAGATCAGTAAGCAACCACTGGATGCACGAGCACAGTGGACCACCAGCAAGCATGAGGAGCTTCTGGCTATCGCTGAGGATTACCAAGGCACCTTTGATCTGTGGTCATCCGCAGACAAGCCCTTTGAGTATCTGGCGGCTGTGTTTGAGTATGCAAGGTGGGTCAAGGAGGGGGATGCCTTTGTCAGCTACATTCCTTTGTCACATGATGCCACTAACAGCGGCGTTCAGATTTACTCAGGCTTGAACTTGAGTGAGACTGAGGGCGCACTGGTGAACCTCACACCCTCCCACCACATGGCAGACATCTACCAGACGGTTGCTGACAAAGTAGTCGAGGAGCTGAAAGCTCTTGATGATGCTGTAAGAGCTACAGTCTTCAGCAAGCGCACTGGCACGACAGTGGGTGAGCTTGCAGACCGTTGGCTCAACTTTAAGATAGGCCGTAGTCACATGAAGAGGGCCACTATGTGCTATGGTTACTCAAGCAATAACGTGGGTATGCGTGGTCAGTTCATGGAAGACCTAATGAAGCCTGAGCAACTGAGGGTGACTTATGGTGAGATTGATAGGCACCCGCTGCATGACACAGAGCAA